ATCCTCTTTCAAGTAAACCACACTATATATAAGTGCCAGGTTAAAACACAAAAGCAAATAGAAAAAGCTAGAAAGTCTTGGCGTTTTGATTTAAGGCGTGGGCCTCACAGTAGGTCAAGATCTTATAATGAAGGTGCTATAGATATATATGCTTTGGTTGCTTTAAAGCACCAGAAGGTTATCTTTATAAAATCAAAAGGTAGGAAGCAGGTATCATTTGATGACGAGTTTATCCAAGCGACCGACTCGCTAGAGAATTTGAAAAACCTATTTAAAGAGCTTGGATGTCTAGAGACACTTTCTGATCTTCGTAGTGCTTAACAGAGTTCATACCTAAAGATAGTAGGTATTCCGCAACTTCATGCGGTTTTTTGTTTTCACTCTTACAAAAATCTTTAAACTTTTTAGCTAGATGTTTGTTTATATATACAGGCTTTCTTCCGTTTCTTTCTTGAAAAATACGATCATCAAACTGATATAAATTCATACTTACCTCATTTATTAAGAGAAACCTCTATAGAATAATCTCCAATATCTTCACCTTTTGCATCTGAGTTGTGTACCATCTGTAATTCTAAATCAATAAAATGTTTGGCTTTTAATAAGTCAGTTATTCTATCTTGGTTTTCTCCTTTGTTTCTGGTGATATATTTCAAACAACTACCTAGGTTGTATGAAAGGTTATTTGCATATATATAATCAATGGGTTGTATCTTGGCTGTCTTGTAATGCCTACCAGCTACCTGGTTATTAGTAGCCAGCTCATCTATCTGTTGATCCCAAGCATCATCGTTTTTTATATTGGTATGTGCATATATTGTTTTATTCATAAAGTCTCTCCACTTTTTTTTAAATAAATTACCATAATTAGTAATATCGTGTTAGTATAAACAAAAATTTCAATAAAAGGGAAAAAATTATGGAAATATCAGAAAAAAGTGTTGAAAGAAATTTCGACATATCCAACACCATTGAGGCTGAAGAATTAGCTGAAAGGTGGGGAGTCAGTAAGAAGACAATCGATAATAGAAGATATAGAGGTCAAGGCCCTAGTTATTTTAAGATCGGCGGCAAAATCAAGTACGACCTTGATGATGTCAAAAGAATGGAACAAGACTCTTACATTTCTGTCCATGGCCCACGCTAAACTAAGTCCGTCAGCAGCAAAGATTTGGATGGCCTGCCCTGGTATGCCTTCACTCTTGTCTAGCATGAATGTTGAGTACAAGGTTGGTATTCCAGCAGCCACAGGTACTTTGGTTCACGAAATGGTAGAAACATTACTTAAAGGTAGGTTAAACAATCTAACTTTAGAAGAATACTATTTAGATAGCACACATCACATAGATGACTTTGACATTACAGTAGATCAAGAGATGGTTGATTGCGCTCATGTCTATGTTGACTATATAAAGAGAAGGTCAGAAGAGCTTAATGTTAAGCGACCTTTAATTGAAGAGAGAGTAAACATGGTAGAGATCCATGACCAGCTCTGGGGAACAGCGGATGCAATACTCATAGGAGAGAACATCATAGAAGTTGTTGACTTGAAAGCGGGCAAGTGGGCGGTAGAGCCAGACTCACCTCAGTTAAAAATTTACGCACTCGGAGCTTTATCAAGATATGGTAATGCCGAATGTACAGTCCAGATGACCATCGTACAACCTAGAGGTTGGCACAAAGATGGAATCATACGATCATACTCCACATCAGCCGCTAACTTGGTTGATTGGGCATATGAAACTTTAAAGCCAGCAGCCGAGGCTTGCTTTGAAGAGATACCCACATATAACTATAGCAAGGACGGATGCCGTTGGTGTAATGCTAAAGATGTATGTGAAACTTATAAACTAAACCAAAAAGGAGAATAACATGGCAGATCAAGAGCCAATTACATTTAGCATCACAGAGGATGATAAAACCACAGACTATAACCTAGACGATTTACCTGAAGAGGGTCAAATGGTATATAGAAAACTAAACTTACTTCAACAGCAAAAACAAGAGCTTGTAGCTAATGCAAATTTTGAAGTAGAAAAGAATGACATACTTCAAGCTGAATACTTAAAGCAGCTAAAGAATCATTTACCAGAAGACGAATCTGTCATTGAGGTTAAATAATGTCATTAGCTAATATTAGACAGAAGGCAAAACTAAAACCGCCAAGGTTCGTATTGTACGGCCCTGGTGGAATTGGTAAGACTACCTTTGCTTCTAGCATGGGTAAATGTATTATCGTGCAAGCCGAAGATGGCATAGGCAAGATAGAGAATCCCCACTTTGATGTGGCGAAAACCTTTACAGAGTTTATGGATAACCTTAACTCATTACTAACTGAAGACCATGAATACAAAAGCGTTGCTATTGATTCATTAGATTGGTTAGAGGTGTTGATGTGGGATTATGTCTGTAAGCAAAATGGTTGGGATCATATTAGTTCTGCTGCTTACGGCAAGGGCTATACCGCAGCTATAGAGCAATGGCGTACTTATCTTGAGGTTTTAAACAAGCTAAGAGATGAGAAGTCTATGACAGTTATTCAGATAGCACATAACCAGATTCGTAGATACGAAGACCCTTCACAAGAGCCACATGATAGACATGAGATTAAACTGCACAGAAAAGCAGCTGATTTAATTGTTGAGCATAGTGACGCTGTATTTTTTGCTAACTATAAAGTTGGTAACATACAGGTGAAAGGTAAGAACGGCGGCATGACAACTAGAACTGTTGCTGGTGATAGAACAATCTTCACTGAAGCATCACCTGGTTACATGGCAAAGAATAGATATGGACTTGATGCTGAGATGCCTTTTGATTGGGAAGAAATCAGAAAGCAGATGATTAAATGAGTATAGGTACAGTTGAGGTGGTAACAGTCGAGTTGTTCAGAATAACTGGGCGACTTGAACTGTTGCTAGAAAAGATTGATCCAGACAACCATTCGTTAACAAACGATACGCTTGGTTGGATTGGTGATATAAAAGAGGATTGTGAAAGATTGATCGACCATCTGGAAGATTATGAAAACCACGATCTAGGTTAATTTAAAAAGGAGAATAGAATGGATTTAAGTAATTATAAAATTGATGACGCAACGACAGGCGGTGGGTCTAAAGTAGAGCCAGGTAGATATGTTCTACATTGGGCGGGCGAGGAAGCGGAATTGGTAGAGGGTAGAAATAACTGGCGTGGGTGCAAGATGTACTTTGAGGTTGACGGCGCTGGTATAACTCTAAACCATACCTTTACTGTTGGTCACGATAACCCTAAGTTTGTAGACTCTGGTGTTAATTCAATGATGCTTATGGCTAAAGCTATGGGTTTAAAAGAAGCACCTGCCGATACAACTAAGCAGTTCATGGGTAAAAGTGTATCAGCTGAGTTGATTAAAGATGACAATGGTTATCTAAAAATCAATGAAGACTGGGGTAAAACTTGGCAGCCAACTGATAAGAAAGCTGCACCTGTAAGAGAAGAGAAGATTCAAGCAGGCCCGTCTGAAGAAGACTTGAGAAGAGCTGAAGAATCTAACGATGACAACGTTCCATTTTAATGGAAAAAACAGGCCTACGCTGTGTGCTTATTGTAAAGCACCAGCTGGGCCACTACTTTTAAAACAACAAAACAATTGGCTTGGAGCGTGCTGTATGGCTCATTTAAAAAAGATTAAGGAAGGCGAACGCCTACCTAATAAAGCGCAACTGAATGATCTGGGGGTTGAATACTCCATAGCACAAACCAAGGATATATATTTAAAATTAGCTATAGAAGAAGAGCAAAAGCCATTACATGAATGGGACAGGGACAAAAGAAAAAGGATCTTCACAACTATAGTTAGAGAATATCTGAACTGGGCTAACGTGCAAGCACAGGCAGATGATGAGAGAGCTGCAAATGGATTTAACGAAATACTTTAATGAGAGAATAGTATTAAACGATTTAGGATTTAGTAACGGGAAGAACACAGGTGATTTAGTCAATGAAATGCAATCGCATGGATTACTTGTAGACTTCTTAGATATAACTGGTGAGATAGTAAGAGTTCCAGTCAAGGCACTAGGAAGCAAGCCAGATACAGGTGGACAACGCTCTGGTTATTATGTAATCAACCAATTAGGCGAACATTACTTCTGTACTTTTGGTAATTGGAAAACTGGTTTTGAGGGCAAGTGGTCATCTATAGATACCAATTCACTTAGCCAGGTAGATAGACAAGCCCTACATAAACAAATGGAAGAGGCATCTGAAAAATCTAAGATACAAAGGAAGCTGAGACAAGATGAGGTTGCTGTAGAGGTACAGGAAAAGCTGAATATATGTCATGACGCTGTGGAGCATGAGTATCTTACGAATAAAAAGGTTAAAAGCTATGGGTTGAAACACTTAAACGGGAATTTAATTGTTCCTGTCTATTCTACTACAGGGGCGGTTCGTTCTCTACAGTACATCAATAAAAAGGGCGAGAAAAAATTTGTTTCTGCTTCAGAGATTAAAGGCAATGTGTTTTTAATTGGTACTACCTTTACTGAACTAAACAAGTGTGAAAAATTAATTTTGGTTGAAGGCTACTCAACCGCAGCTTCAGTTTATGAAGCTACCCAAATTCCTGTAGCTTGCGTATTTTCGGCTAACTTTTTGTTAGATGCAGCCCGAAATTTGCGTAAGCTGACAGGTGCTAGATTTATATTAGCCCTAGATAATGATGAGAGTGGCGTAGGCGAGAGGAAAGCGCAAGAATGTGCGAGTGCCACAACTAACTGTGCGGTGCGTTTACCAAGCGAGAGAGGGGATTACAACGACCTGTATTTAAAACATGGTTTAGATAAAGTTAGAGCCGAATTGATGGAGCATAAACTTGGTATTCAAAAGTATGCTATTCGTAATCTTACAGGTAAGCCAGAGGCACAGAGATTTTTAGTAGATGGATTGATACCTTTAGGAAAGCCTGGAATATTAGCCGCCGTTGGTGGAGTCGGTAAGTCGTTAAGTGTCATACAGCTAGCCTTAACTATTTCTATGGGCGGGCGCTGGTGGGGGAAGGATGTGAAAGAGATGGGCAACACAGTTATTTTTTGTGCCGAGGATGATTTAATGGAGATACATAGACGATTGGATTTGCTTGACCCCAAGGGCAAACGATTTAACTCTGAATATGAGGTCTATGTATTTCCTGTTCCAGAACAAAAAGAACCAATGATCTTATTAAAAGAAGAAGGTATTACCCAGATTGGTTTGGAGTTAGTAGAGGAATTGCAAGCGATACCAAATTTAAAATTATGTGCGTTTGACCCTTTACAGGCCTTTACTACTGGTAATGTGTCAAGCAGTAATGAAGTTGGACAACTCTGGGGATCTTATTGTGCAAACATAAGCGCCAGGTTGGGTTGTGCCACGCTTACAGTTCACCATTTAAACAAAGGAGCATTAGCGAATGATTCGGATGATGCTATGAGCCACAGAGCAGAGATTCGTGGAGCAAGCAGTATCACCGACAGCGTGCGGTGGGCGATTGCTATGTGGTTGGCAAGCGTGGAGGATTGCGAGCGTATCTGTGAAGAACAAAGAGTTAAATACGACAGAATGGCAGTAGTAAAAACTGCATTAGTTAAGAGCAATACAGGTAACGTAGACTATTCAACCAAGACATTATTTAGAAAAGATGGAGTGCTAGAACCATTAGAAGAATTACAAAACGCTAGCTTTATGTACGATAAATTTTAAGGAGAAAAATATGAATGTATTAAGTTTGTTTGATGGAATGAGTTGCGG